AGTAGTATCAAGGCTCAAAGATACTACAAAGTCACGCCTCTGCTCATTGTGGGAGGCAAATGATATGCGACCATTATTAAAAGATGATTAAAATATTACAAGGAAACTGCATAGACAAACTAAAAGAACTAGATAATGAATCTGTTCAATGTGTTGTTACAAGTCCACCATATTGGGGTTTAAGAGATTATGGAACTGCTACATGGGAAGGTGGAAAAGAAGATTGTCCTCATTTTAGAACAAGTCATCAATCAGAACATACAATAACAGGCCAAAAAAAATCAGTTTTATATGGAGGTATAGGCGATTCTATTTATAAATCTGTATGTAAATTGTGTGGAGCTAAAAGAATAGACCAACAATTAGGTTTAGAAGATACTCCAGAAGAATATGTTCAATCAATGGTTAAAATATTTAGAGAAGTGAAAAGAGTCCTTAGAGATGATGGTACTGTTTGGTTGAACTTAGGGGATAGCTATGCTAGACAAGGAGGAGATGTTAAAGATTTTGGAGCAACATCTTCGTTTGGATCATCTACTTTGCACGACAAAAGGCCTAAAGCTAAACCACCAGATGGATTAAAAATAAAAGATTTAGTAGGTATTCCCTGGCGTGTAGCTTTTGCATTACAAGATGATGGTTGGTATTTAAGACAAGATATTATATGGGCAAAACCTAATCCTATGCCTGAGTCAGTTAAAGACAGATGTACAAAATCTCACGAATATATATTTTTATTAACCAAGAAACCTAAATACTATTACGATGCTGATGCTATTAAAGAACCTGTAATAAAAGATGATCCAGCAAATACTGTTGGAGGCAATAAATATCCTGGTAAATACCAAAATGTAGGAACAAGTCAGAATGTTTATACCAATAATGGATTTAAAAATAAACGATCTGTGTGGTCAATTACTGTTAAATCTTATACTGAAGCACATTTTGCTACGTTTCCAACTGATATACCAGAGATATGTATTAAAGCCTCATCTAAAGAGGGCGATACTGTTTTAGATATGTTTGCAGGTGCTGGAACTACAGGACTTGTAGCTGATAGGTTAGGTAGAAATGCAATATTAATTGAATTAAATAAAGACTACATAAAATTAATTGAAGATAGGTTGCGTAATGATGCGCCTATGTTTACACAAATAGAAAAATGAAATTTATAGAAAAAATAGATATTGAAACAGAAGAAAGAGTAGAAATTGCATTATCAAAAGAAATGTTTTGTATGGTTTTAGCTTTTTGCAAATTAAGTCTTTGGAAAGATGATGATGATTTTGAATTACGAATAGAGAGCGCTATAGACCATTTACTTGGTTATGGTATGGAAATGCAACATCAAGCAGCAGGATTTACTAAAGATTGGGCAACTAATGTGGAATGGTTTGAAGAACAATCTAAAGAAAGAACATATAAATTATACGAACAATTAAAAAAAAGGAGAACTAATGAATGAAGAAGATAGACTATTACTAAGCGTTAATGATGCTATGTATATGATGTCCATAAGTAGAGGCACATTCTATGGTCTGATAAACTCAGGTCAGCTAGAGTCATTAAAGATTGGATCTAAGAGGTTAATACCTAAAGATGCTATTGAAAAATACATAGAAAAGAATGTTAAAAAAACACATTCATAAATATATCCATCCACCTCCTAATGGCAGAGAAAGTATAGGCAAGTGCAGTTGTGGAAAAAAAGATTTGGCTTACAACTCTACAGAATATAATATTTGGAAAGGAAAAAGGAAATGAATCCTGAGTGGAATATTAAAGTAGAGAGAAGCAGCGACATTATGAAAGATAGTCTTGTTGCTAGATCGCATACCAAGATTATACTGACTACGGAGCAAAGGGCCTTGCCTCAACCTAGGCAGAATTATAAATCTAGGTTTACCAATAAAAATGCCAGGAGGTACAACGCATGGCGTAAAGTTATTCGTGACACTTTAAGAGTAGCTTGGCAGTCCAAAACTAAAGGCCTGATTAATACTTATATCAGAGCATCATTCGAGTTCGGAGGGATAGCTTCAGCTCCTCCGGATGCCAGAAGAAATAAAGACGGCAGCACAGACAAGAGGGCAATTAAGTCAGTCTTGGACTATGACCTTAATAATTTAGTCAAGAGTACCGAGGATATTTTTAACGGCATTGTATATAAAGACGATATTGTTATTAGAGAATACGGCTATTGCAAGGCAGTAGATACGTCAAAGGATTTTATTAAAGTAGTTATTGAAGATAGCGATGGAGCTACGATTTTCCAACCTAATCCAAATGAACCGAAGAAAACTAATGTACCGATATAAAAGCGTGGTAGAAAAGGAGTCAAACTTAAAAAACTTTTTGAAAGGGCTTTATGAAAAAACTTTTATTTTTAAAACGTTTTTTGGAGGTTCAACTGATTAACAAACTAAACAATTACCACCACGCTAAAAACATTATAGCATATCACATTCTAAAACTGAACTGATAAACTGATTTTTTTTCTTTACTCCGGTATCCACACTTCGGGCAGCGTTCAACAGTATCTTCAAAGGTATCCTTTCGGACTTCAAAGGTGTCTACCTTGCAATCATCAACATTACATATATAGTCATACGAAGGCATAACTATTCCGTAGCAGGCTCAGATAGAAGAACCTCCCTGTTGTTGTTTACTTGCCATATACTTGCGACTGTAGAACTTTGTACTGTAAATTCTTTCGTAGCAAAATTTGAATCGTGTCCTGTAGAGTTATATTGAATCGTGAGCAAACCTATATCGGCTTTCCTAAGCACACAAGTTCCACCCTTGCTGACAATGTTTGACAGATTCAGTTTATTAATCTTGGCATTTGTAGATGTTAAGACTCCTGTATCAAGATGGATACGGTCATATGTGCCGCCCTGAGTTTCCAAAATTTTTGCCATCGTGTTGCCTCCTGAAATTCGTAAATCTCTTTGAGTTCCGATTGTCTGTGCGATAGATTGTCCGTCACTTATATTTGATTCAATCACTATCTTATGTGCGTTTATATCGCTTAGAGTCAAAGTCTTGCAGGTATTCCTTTCAAACATCAATTCCCCTATCTCTAACCTTGCATCCTGACCAGCCTTGCCCTCAATTAAAATTGCTTCAGCTTTACCTGAAGGTAATGCCGACCCAGTATACGCAGTACCTATGCTTACATCTGAAATGCTAATGAGTTCTACGCTAGTTGAACCTAAAACTATCCTTAAAGTATTATCTGAGGGATTGTCCTTACGCCACGCCATTTCTTTCTCCAGTTCTTCGTCAGGGAACTCCGATGGTGCTGCATATATTCCTGCACTACCATTGCTAAAGCTACGTTCAAGAACCAACTCGTTTACGGTTACAGCAGTCGTGGCTGTACCACCTGCGACCAGTAAACCTATTGCCATTTGAGGATTCAATCCCATTGCTCTAAGCAAACTATACGGAGATTTTAGTACGGTAAAGAACCTACGCCACTTAGCAGATTCTCCATTTAAATATTCTATCTTGTTGAAAAGCCAGTCCCTAAATAGTTTAAGTTCCTTATAAAAGGTAACGGGAGAATAAAGAATTGCCCTTGGGGAGGCTTTAATACCCTCATAGACGGCTTTTAGGCTCCTAATGTGTATCACGTACCCAAAAACAATAAAGAACGATGATATTGCGATGCTTAACCAGTAGTATTCCTGGAAGTAAGCCAGGTACTCCATAACGCTAGAGTATGTAATGATTCCGAATGGAGTCTGTACTGGTGCCATTGCCCACCATAAGTTAACAGGGTTTACTAGAGTGATACTAAGGCCAATAGCTCCTGCGATTACTATAACGAATGTAATTACGTATAAGAAGGCATCCAGTATTTTATATAATCTTTTCATCTACTGTAGACTTCTCCTAAAGTTATTATCGCAGCCAACGTAATCGCCAACAAGCCTGTTATAACAAGGACTCTACCATTAGTTTTCCTTGTTTTTTTCATTCTTAAAAGAAGCTTGATACCTCGTAGCTCGAGCATTTAGGCTGTTAACGTAGTTCATTAAAGAAGCTTTAGGGACTAGTCGTTTTTTACCATCTAATATTGATGTTAGCTTGTTTGCTTTCAGAAGCTTATAAATTTCGGATCGACTGACCCCTAAGACATCAGCTACTTGCTGTGGTCTAAAGAAAAATTGTTCTAGTGTTGCTGTCATAATATATCCTTTTTAGTTACAACTTAGTTGTACAGTTTGTATTATAGTATAAAACAAATTTATCATAGATCGACAACATAGGACAACATAGGTTATCAATCGTAATTGCCATATTGTCTACGCTCTCCCGAAGGCAGTACACCTGAAAGTTCCAGTTGCCTGAGTACATCTGCGAATCCTGAATGGTCTGACATTATTGAACGCATCTCATTTTCTATTACTCTTTGAGTGCCTTCTATTTCGGAAAGCCTGTCATCAAAGTCATCTAGCTTTTCGTCTAGTTTCTCCATCTTAGGTGACCATTCCTCCATCATCCACATTATCTTGGTTTCCATCTCTGTGTCTTTGGTTTCAAGAGGAGTAGTGTCGGGCATCTGTATAGAGCTTACCTGTGCTTTAAGTTCCTCAATTTCTAGTTTGGTACTCTCTACTGACATCTGAAGTGATAACACCCAAGAGATAGAACCTACTACGAAGGTTCCTACTGCTACTACAAGACCAATAGTCAGCTTATACTTATTTTTTCCAATCTGTATATCCATTATTTTTTACCAAAATTTTAATTTTGTTAGTTGTTTATCAGTTAGCCACAGACAACTTTGACACACTAAGTATCTATCTGAAAACTGATACTTCTTTTTCTTTATCCTGTAGTCTTTTTTTGTTGCCTCTGCTTCTTTACAGAAGTCGCATTTAATCTCACTCATTATTTAGATAATATTGCTACTAACCACATTGCTAGTATAGAAACAATTACGATTATAATCCCTATTCTAGATTTCCACTTGTCACTCATTTTCAAGTACCTTTAATGATACACCACCCAAAAATCCAAATATTCCACCGATTACTGCTGTAATTATTTCCGTTGCTTCCATTTGCCAACCTATCCATATAGCGACAATGCTGAAGAAAGTTGCACAGAGAATAGCTGTAAGGATCTGAGGCCTGAGCTTCCCCACTATTTCTTACTGCCACCTAATATACCTAGGTACTTTTTCCCACCTAGTTCAGTCCACTCAGGTACAGTAATTTTGTCATCCCTGGTTATATCTTCAAATTTTTTAGCTATCCTGATTAATTCTTCTTTAGAATTTACGTTATCCAGAACCTTTATAAAAAACTTAATTATGTTTTTATATGGTTGTGGAATCAACGGCATTAAAGATGTAAATAATTTCATTACCGTTTTCTCCTTTTAGCAGCTTTATAAGCTGCCTTTCCTTTTTTGGTATAAGGATATTTTTTAGTCTTACCTTTCTTAGTTTTTAGTTTTGGCATTTTTTTTCTCCTTTTTACAGCCACAAGTAGCCAGTTGTTGTTTTATTGTTTGCAGTTCATCGTATAACGATTCCACAATGCACTTTAATTTAAATGTCTGGTCTGTATCCATAACTTTCTTAATGGCAGATTCAGTTATCACTATCTCAGGTGCCTGTGGTTGAGCTGTTGAGTTATTTGTTGTCATATTTTCTCCTCCTTATATTTCAACTTCTAATACTTCAGGATAGGGATCTCCCGTTGCATCTCTTATAGATTGCCTAGATGAGTTTATTTGGGCAACTACATCTGTTAGTATCTCCCACTCGGTATCGTAAGTAAAACAATTACCCCAAAAGCTAGTTGGAGCAGTTACATCATCAACTCTGTCGTGTGTTGATGTATTGCAATTAGCGTCTACATAACTTGAAGCACCATTATTTAAAGTATAGGTACATTGATTTGAATCAAAAGTTATATTGTTTATATCGACAAGATTCGTAAAACAATAAGTTACGACATTATCAGATTTTCTTTTAAATATTGTTGCCATTTAAGTTCCCGGCTCCAAACCTTTAGCTCTTAAATCATCACCATCATTGCTTATATCTAAGCTATAACAAAATAATTCTCCTCCAACAAATGATGTGGCGTTTACTCCGTCTAGTCCACAGTTCATACAATGTGCAGTAACGATGCTACCCTCTATAGTTGTGCTTCCTGTTGAACTGTCGTGAGTATAACTTCCACTTGTTGAATCAGGTGTACCTGAGTGTGCGAATGTGTGTATGTCAAATTCCAGAGTACCACTACCTGATGCGTTGCTATGTCCAATAGCCATAAGTTTATTCCTCGACTGACTATAAAGAATTGCCCGACAGGCTGCTGTTGTTGCTTCAGGATCGTGTGCTTGGGAAGTCGCACACCAAGTAACAGTAGTTCCCGAAACTGTAAAATAGACTATTTTATACCCTGCCGAATCGTCACTTATGTAAACGTGATGTGTATTGTTCGTAGTATCATAGACTGCCCAAGTTCCCTGATTCTGTCCACCTCCAGCAGGTCCAGAATTATTACCATAAGCTGCCTCCGTTCCTACTGCTATCGTTCTGTTTCCAGTGCCACTTAATGAAATAACCCTTGCTGCTATCTTCGTTCCATTGTCATAGATTGCCACTGTTTTTCCGATATCAGGGTCGTAAGTTAATTGAAATCTCTCTACAACTGCATCTGTAAACTCTTGCCCAGTTCCTACTGTTATGGAATCGTCTGCTGTATCTATGGTGCAGGCAAAGACATAATTTGGATCTCCTGAAGTATCTCCCTTCTCAATAGCCACAATAGCAACGTTTGATGTTGGATTGTAACTGCATATATCAGTAGCATCTCCTTGGTTTTCAACGCCACTACCACCAGCATCCACTACAGTATGCCCACCACTTGCAAAAGTGACAGTCTTAGTACCCATAGTTCCACCGATTATTCGATAGTCGTTATCGTTATTCGTAGTATGATAGGCTACCATCAACCTGTTATCGGAAGTATTGTATACTGCTCCCGTATGATATGTTTCCCCTGAATTACTAAAGACAACTGCTGTGCCTAAACTTTTATCTGATGCCATCACTCTGACAGTTCCATAATCGCTATTGTTATTATCTCCATAAGCAAAAATTATTTGATTATTATCTTCGTCATAAGCCTGTGATAATCCCCAATGCCTTGTGGAGTTTCCACTAACATCGGTTGAGAGTGTGTTAACTGCTAAATCAACTGTGCCAGTAAACTCTAAAGTGTTTATCTTTTCTATATTCGCATCAGTAAGAGTATTAACCTTTTCAATACTTGTTATAGATATAGTGTTTAGTTTATCAACCTGATTAGCCACTATGCCCTCTCTATTATGTCTAAGCTAGGATTAATAAATACATCTCTAGGTCCACAAGCTATACCCATTACCTGTACGAAATCTCCGTCTGCATCAGGTATAGTTGCTGTAACAGCACCTGTTGTTTCTCCTAAGTACATAGTTGCAGCTTCAGTTAAATCTCCACCAAATCCGTCTGAATCATTATAAATTCCGTGTGTCAATACTTTTACTGCATTACCTGCAGAGCCTGTTGCTGTTACAGCTACACCAATAGCAGGCATAGTTGATAAAGCATTGGCATCTGCTACGCCAATCCTGCCATCAGTAGTATGAATATAAACAGCATTTCCTATTGCTATAGCTTCATTTGATATAAATCCAAGAACAATACCAGTATAAGTATCGTTAGCAAGTGCCGAAGCACCTAGTGAATCTATTGTCATAGGAGTACCAGATAAAGTACCACCAGTAGTTCCATCGTGAGTTAAGCTCACATCACTACCTATACCTAAGTTAAGTACAGCAGCATCTGTAATCAGCGTAACGTCATCTCCGAATATTGCATCTAGTGCTACGCTTAATCCACCATCCGTTTGAAGTGAACCATCTGTAGTTGAAGTTGCATTAGTAGTATCATCTGTTTTTAATACTCCTGAGAACGTACCTGTAGAAGCATCTAATGCACCTGTATCTAATGTCGAACTGCCATTATCTATGTTTCCAAATCCAGATGTAATTGAACCAGAATCTAAGGCTCCAGTAGTTACAATACTTGAACTACCTGCTGCTGCTCCTGCTCCTATATCAGATAAAACTTCTGATGCACTTCTACCCTCAACTGTTGTTCCATCAATTCTAAGAAAGTCATCATCCACTACGCCTGAACCAAACTGTGCTGTATCGTGTTGTGATATACCTTTGGCTATTTGCAATTTGTTACTTGATATTTCTAAACCAGGGTTAGTACCTAAATCTACTGCCATTACAGCACTTGATGCTGATAATCCATCTCCTGCGTGTAATGTAGCAAGAGCATCTACTGTTGTAAGTTGTTCATTTGCACCATCACTATCAACAGTTGCAAGACCATCACCTGATGCTGGTGTTACTGCACTTAATTCTGATAAGTCTAAAGTTAAAGTGACACCACCAGAACTACCACCACCACTAAGTCCTACTCCTGCTGTTACACCTGTAATATCACCTGCTCCAACTGCTGTAATAATCTGTGATACATTTACATATTTTGTTGTACCACCATCATCAACTAACATTTTGTCGTCAGTTGCAACTGTGATTGAAGTTCCATCTGTGGCTCCATCAACCTGGACTGCTGCTGCTGATACCTTGTCTGCTGTTGAAATAGTTGCTAATTTAGAATCTGCTATGGCAGCACTCGCATTAATATCTGCATTTACGATTATTGCTCCATTAAATGCAAATACTCCTGCATTAGTAAGGGTTATGTCCCCACTAGGAACTACAGGATTAAAATTGGTTCCGTCTGCTACAAGTATCGCTGTATTAGTATTTGTACCCATTACTAGATCATCACCGGTAATCGTAAGATCACCTGCTATAGCTACGCTTGATCCAGTAAATGTAAGAGCAGTAGTAGTTCCTGATTTAATTATTAAATTACCACTATTGTTAGTAGCACTACCAAATGTGGTACCAGCATCTTTGAAAAATACATCTCCACCATCAGCGTCTAGTGTTAAATCTCCTGATACGTCTAGTGTCATATCAGTTACTCCTGCTGTAGAAGAATTAATTGTAAATACATCTGTTAAAGTTCCAGATACCATTACACCAAATCTAAGCTCTCCATCTTCTTCAGTATCTGTAACATCATTAGCTTCGGCAGTTATCCTGGCAAACTCGGTTTCGTTGCCACCAGAATCATCCATCTTAAATGATATATATATTTCATCATTATCAGCTCTTGTAGAATTATCACCAACAAGCTCTAACACCATATTTGATGCGCTGTTAGTTGCATTTTCCACTCTTAGGGGTGGAGTGCCTGCTGCTGTATCAGACCTTACCCATATATGCTCTACTTGAACGTGGTCTGCGTGCTTTAAATATCTTATAGATGAACCAGATTGTATTTTTACATCTACGTTTTTACCTGTTAGGCCTGAAGTAAACTGCCAGGCTCCATTGGCATCGGTGCTATCTGTAGATCCAATAGTGGTTGTAGTGCCGGCTTCTAGTGCTGTTACAGTAGCGCCTTCTACGGCAGTTCCTGCATCGTTGTATAAATATCCTTGTAATCGTGTCATATTATCTTCCTAAACTATATTTAGAATAATCTTTAAAATTAAGCGCCTCTCTTACATAAAATGTGGGATCGGCCATCACATCATCATCATCTAAGAATATAAGAGATATACCATCCCCTGCAAGTATCTCTCTGGCAAGTAAGTCATTTGCTATGTTTACGCTTCCCTGCTCATAGTGATAGTAAACTCCCTGTACATTTATAGCTAATCCAGGAGGATTAGAAAACAGAAAGTCGATAACCATACCTCCACGTTCTATTTTACCACCACCAAACCTAGTCTGAAATTGAAAATCCTGGTTAGGTTTTAAGCCAAATCTAAGTAATTGGTTATAAACAACATATTCAGGCAAACTTCCTGCAAAGTCAGCAGGTTTCTCTGGTATTGACCTTCTTTGACCTTTAGCTGTAGTTGTAAATGCAGGTGTGACCATTTTACGGCTCCAAAAGTGTTAAAGTTCTTTCAAATCTGTCGTCAAGTCCTGTCATTTCAAATCCTGACAACTGAGCTACGTCTACATAATGAGTATAATTAGAATCATTGTGCCTAAATGTGTAGGAAAGTAGGGTGTCTGAATCTACTATTGTTCGTAAAAGATCATCTAATTGTGTTGGCGTTTTCCCTTTATATCCCTTTTTACCTCTAGGCCTAGTTAAGTCTATAGTTACCTGCCAACCATATTTTGCTTCCAGCTTTCGTCTAAACTGCATTTCAAACCTGTTGATATCAGGAGATACCTTTGTGCTTGTACTTCCCCTAGCCAAAGTTAATTTAAACCTAATTGATTTAAATTCTAAACCAGCAGGTGTAGCAGAACTTGGAAAATCATATTCTGTAACTCCGTCTGATGTTATAGAGCCAAGACTTGTAAATGATGTACTTCCATTTGTTGCGTAAGCTACAGCTACAGTTTCTGTGCTTGAACAATGAGAAGTCTGAACTTTTAATTTTAAGGCTAGTTTAGTTGAAGTAATGTCGTTTGCATCAAAGTCTGGTGTTTGAAGTTCCCCGGCAGTATCAAACTTAAAATCGGTTATCTGGTCAGGATTAATTACATCTTCGCTTAAAGCAGTAAAATAAATAGTATCTGTTGCAGCAAACCATAATCTGTATTCATCGTATGCTGAACTAACGTGAGCAGCAGTAGCAGCTTGTTGAGATGTTGTTCCTGCCCATTTTACCTCCCAACCTAATTCGTTATATCCAAGTAGGGAACTGAGGCCTGATGCCTCGATAACCTGGCTCCTGTGTCCGGTTTGGGATGAACCTGTTGCCCATATATCACCCTCATTTCCTGTTGTTCCGTCTACGAGAGCTATTAAATCATTGTGGGTTCCAACAAGTTGCCTTATTGTTCCTCTATAAGATGAAGGCAGACCGTGATCCCTGTCAGGGCCTACAACCTGCAACGTGCTTGTTTCTCCAACTTTATACTTGTAAACAGCTAATCCTACAGGAAAATATACCGAATCTCTCCATTTTAAAGAGCTTAATCCTGCAAATTCGTTAAAAGGAAGTCCTATTTCAGTTTCAAGCCATTTGGTATTTGTGTTGTCGTGAACGAACAATCCTACTTTCGTATTTGCATACAATACAGGATTGGCGCTTGAATCCCTGCCTACAAATAAAGCTGTAACGTGATCGTCAGGCAACTGTAATTGTGCATCATTTGTCCAGGAAGTTAAGTTTGAAGAATAACCCAACAGTCCATCTTCGGTTATTCCCCACAGCAAATTATTCCAATATGCAAAATATTTAGGTTTAAATACTGTATTAGCCTTGTTAGTAAAGCTGCTCCCATTTGAAGTATAAGTATATCCTGCCGTATTTGATGCCCAGACAAGATAAGCCGTGTTGCTTATCCTAACCTTGATTACATCAGTAGCATCTCCCTGAAGTGTGTGCAGGGAGCTTCCCCAAGTGTCTGTGTTAGCATACTTCATTATCTTAGTTCCAAAGGCAGCGTAGATTTCGTTATTTAGATCGTGTATCGTCTGCACCTTGCCGGATTCACCTGATGCAGCAGTTGCAGTTGTCAACGGAGGAAGAACCAGGTGTTCTCTGAACCTTAACTGGGTTGTCGCCCACCAAGCTCTGTCTATTGTAGAAGAATCAACACCTCTTTCTATTCCTATTCCACCTCTAAAATCGCTAAAAGATACTGTAGATATATGTTGAGCAGCAGTCTGATCCGACTCACCTATGCTTATTTTTGGAGCAAATAATGAAGTAAGAACCCTTCTAGGTGGACTTTTTATAGGAAATCTGTGTCCATTCAACAGAATTTCGTTTCTGTCTATTACGCTTCCTACCGAAGTAACCATTATACTGTTGGAACTCCTTGTGGTGTAGATAATCCACTAAGTATCCTTTCAGCTAATGCTCTGTATTGACCTGCTGCTGTTCTACTATCATCAGGATCAGTTACTCTACCTCCACTAATTGACATAAGTAATCTGTATGCTGCCAGATATATAATCAAACTAGGATTCACTTCACAGGCTGTACTGTCGGCAGATAAAGTGGCAGGCTTGTCAAAACCTACAATTTTTATCTTTTTATTAAATACTTTTCCCCTGCCTTGGGATGTTATGTGCAGAGTTCTATCTTCCCTGTTAACTTTCCATAAATAATTATCTAAAGTTTCATAATGCTCTGTTTCAGTCCTGTACGCCCTAATCTCGTCTACCCATAGTTCAGCACTATCCAACTCTGAAGCGTGGTTAGAAACGAATTGTACGGCTTGTATGGATGTATCTAGTTCAGGATTAGATAGGGACAATTCAACTCTAGTCCAGGTTCTAGCCGAAATAGCTGGCAAAGATAAGGTTTCTCTTTTAGTTCCTGAAACGCTTGTTTCATATAATTCCAGTTCCAGGCTACTAGCAGTTAGAGCAGATGAGCTTTTTATCCAAAACTCAATCTTATCCATATCGCTTATATTGGTAGCGCTTGTTGCATTTGAATAGGCCAATGGAGTTCCGTCAGCTATGCTTGCACTAGCATTAAGCAAGTTTAAAGAGTTAGTTCCTTCTCTGTATTGAACAGTATCTGAGGAAACTGTGGTATATGTACCGGCAGTCCAGTCTGAAGAATTGGCATCATTAAGTTTTTCCGAATCTACAGATGCCCTGTACTGTATTTTTGAAATCATTGAAATATTTGAAGGTATTGTATAGGTTTGCTGGTTCATATCTCCATATAAAGAAGTATCTTCATCTGGAACCAGGACTCTATCTGATATTTCGGATATGCAGTCATTAATTATTCTGTTTATTCTTTCAGGATTAAACTCTGCATCCCATAATTCATAAGTATCTGAGCTAGCAGGAGTAAATGACATAGCAGTAGCAAAAGATAAAGTTGTACTGCTAGCTGTATAATCGGTAATTCTTCTGATATTTACAGTTGTTCCATCTGAAGCATCAGTCACAAGTATCCATTTGCCTATATAGTCGTCATCTCCACCTATGAGTCCAGCACTATCGACTAACGTACTTGTGCTTGTAGATCCGTTAGCAACACCAATGTACACAGCGCCAAGATGCTCTCCTATGGCCTGTCTTATTGATTCTCTGGTTTCTGATTGTAATATTGCCATTTTTTAAAAATATTGAGTGTTTTTACCTAATTTTTTATTCCTTGCCCAATCCGATCTTGCCACCATAGCAGCCTTGGCATCTCCAAGTTTATCAGAAAAACCTGGCTGATTTCTTATTTTAGCCTTTTCTGATTCTTTAGCCTGCTGCTCTTTATGCTTATCGTGAGCTACCTCATCCTGCCATTCGAGAATGTCTTTTAGCTGAATAGGATCCAGATGAGGAGCATCCGGTATTTTGATTGGTTGCTCCCCACCTTGTGGTCCTACAATAAATACGGTTGGATCCTGTGTGGCGTGACTATCTACATATTTTTTAGCTATATGAGATTGACCTGCCGACATAGGCAACCATATATCAGCCATTTAATGCCTTATGTTAAGCATACACCATTGGTTGTCTGAGTCTACTGCTGGTATACCCATTGCAATACCAATGTTAGCTATGTCAGCTTCATCTGAATAGTCAGTTCTTTCTGCTTCTCCAGATTCACCTGATGCTTGCGATACTGTTAGCGCATCACCAACAACACCTACTTGCGCACCTAGTCTTACGGAAGCTGGTCCTGCTGTCTGAATCCAGCAGTAATAATCTGCTGTTACAGGCATACAAGTTACGCCAACAACTCCGGTAGTCATAGTTCCGTCACCATCAATGATTTTTATATCTTTGTAAGGATTGTACATCAATCCAAACAATGAAGATGTAGTTAGTGCTGTCACTAAACCATCTTCTTCATCAATAGTAATTGAAAGTCCTGTTGCACCTGATACTGCTGTATTAGACTTAACTTGGTAAGTTTCACCTTGCCCTGGGCCATCGTTAAAGTAAACGTACCCATCTTTATACTGATTTAATGTTGTAGTTAAAGATGTTCCACTTGTGAACGAAGTTGATCCTGCTGTTGTAGCAGTAGCAGCCACATCCATATCGTGTGCAGCAACTGGTCCAAGACCATCTACTAGATAACCACCGTGATCGATAGCTGTGCCACCATTTTCAGCGTAGTAAAATACTCTACCATCTGCTGTGACAGCTCTAGTACCTAGTTTGTGTTTTTGGGCCGATGTTTCCACCTTTTCCATACCCGGTTTTAAATTTAAACTTAGTGGATATGCCATTTTTTACCTCCTTAAAGGTTAATCTTTACAGGCTCTAAGTCCTGCGATCAGTCGAAAATATTATACTGGACTCGTCTGATCGTTACATCCAGTTAGATGCAACCCTAGATTATCGGGTTTCCGTTTTTATCCAAGGTTGCATCTTTAATAAACGAAGGGTTAATTAATGGATGATCTGAACTTTTAGGTTCTCCTGGAGGTGATAATTTAAACCCTCTCCTAAGATACTTTTTCAGACTATCTGCATCACCTGGAAGATTTGGATGAGGAACCCACCTTGTTTTGGTAGTTCCATCCTTATCTTTAACAGGTTGTGCTTTTTCGTCTGTAACAACTTCTTCGCTGAACAAAGTGATCCTCGGTATGCCACCGTATGTTTCGATGTCACCCACAGAATAGCCTTGTGCATTGATCTGTTGTCTAAGTTCAGTATCTATTGCCATTATTTATCCTTTATGCACTCGTTGAGTGGTTGCCTATTTCATATTGTAATCTAGCTCCCCTAGAGTCGTCTAGTTCAAACATTCCATAGTCCTCAGTTATAACCATCTCAGTTGCCCTTAGAGAAGCATCTCTCTGGCGCTCTACGTTTCGAGCAGCAGATGTGATGTATCCCATAGCACCTGAAGTAGCTAAACACCCATATCCAGAGTCAACTCCACTTACTTTGTCAATGTTTCCATCTTCAAAGAAAGGTACTCCACCAATTCTGATTCCTGTAAAGAAGTCTTTTACTGGTGGCTTGTTGAATACGTCTGGTAGTGGGTAAGTAGCCAAAGGCGTAGTTATGCTCTGCGTTAGCTTGAATATAGCGTTAGGGTGGTGAACAATAAATGGATTAACTCCAAACTTGTCACCTTTTCCTCTTGCTATAGCCGATGTAGCATTAGCTAAACTAAAGTCTGCTCCGTCACCTCCAAGTTGTGTGCTTAAATTAGCAAAAAGGGCGATAGCATCTGTATCTTTCTTTCTTGCCATAGCATCTCCACCTTGTCTGCCGATCACAGTCATTACGTCTTGGTTAAACTGTCTTGCCAGTTTGTCGGTTATTATGAATTTAAGTCCAACTTCAGAGGTGGTTGCAGATACTATTGAAGCATTAATTTCTTCAGAATCTGTCATATCCTGACCATCCACCAAGTCTGATGCAGTTGCCTGCGCAGCCTTTGGAATGTCCAGTTGTTTCTCACCTTTACCTAAAGTAAACTTTTCTATCAAACCAACAACAGGCATATTGTGTTCTTCTGTATACCTCATCTGAGCAATTATAGTTCTTTGTACCGAACCTAAATTACCACTAGAGGCTGTTTGTATACTTGCCATTGTTTTCCTTAATTTTTAAACTTTTTTTAACCGTTCCAATTAGGGTTTTGCCTCCTCATAGCGCCTTCATACATATCCATAGTGATCTTTGGATCTCCAGCACCGAATCTGCCTATAATGTCGTCATCGTTGCTTGGTATGTTATCAGGTGGAACGTCACCAGAGGTATTGAGTTGGGGAGTCGTTTCTCTAACAACTTTATTTGTTTGCGATACAGCAGCAGCGTATTTTTCCATTTGTTCAGGAGTAGTAAATCCTTCAAGGTCGCCAGCCGGTACGTTATACCTGCCAGCTATTTGATTTGTAACAGTTACCTTTGCCTGACGATCTAGTTCTAGTTTCTGTTGCTCTATTGACTGCTTTTCCTGGTCAAGTCTTATTTGAGCCATAGCAGTTTGAGCAGCAGATTCGCCTTCCTGTCTTGCTTGTGTAACAGCTTGTGATTCATCTACTCCCTGTTGAACCAGCCATTGAGTTTTATCTCTTATGAACGTATCCCTGGCACTAACTATTTGTTGCTCTGAATACTGTTGATTCTGGGTAGTTGACTGTTGCTGTAAGTTATTAACCTGCTCTTGTAACTGAGAAACTTGTTTATCATTCTCAGAAGCACGTTTATCATAACTACTTTGCATTTTCGATACTTCATCGTGAGAATAAGTACGAATTTCTTGTGGTTGTTGTGTAGAGTCGTTATTACTAACCTCTGTAGTTTCTGCTCCCTGATTGCTTGCTTCAGGCTCCCCGGATTCAACATTCTCTTTAGCTCCTTCCGATAATCCTTGTTCTACTTCGGTATTAAGTTGTTCCTCTGTAGTGGTATCGGTAAGAAGATCAGATTCCTGTTGTTGAGGCTCCTGAGTAACAGCATCTGAAGAAGTTCTTTCAGTTGTCATTTTTCTCCTGTACTAAAATAATTTACACGACATAATTGTCGCTAATATACAATCCTAAATCTAGTTTAAACCTTTTGTCAATTATTCTGGTGGTTTATAATATGGAGATGTCGTAGGCCAAGGGATTACACCTGGTACTTCACTTGTTCCTGCGCCTACTCCTGCCGGTTCTCTATCTATATTAAGATATTGCAAGAAATCCATCTCCGGCATTTTACTAATAGTTTTCTTAATTTGACCACCTCTCAGTATAAATGATGGTATTGGTTGTCTTGAATCCCATATAAAGGTAGCGTTTGGATCTACTACTGATCCAGGAGATCCCCTTCTTTCAAATTCTAGTCTTGCATCTCTACTTTTAATTAAGTTAGCTATCCAAAACTTACCTACATTCCACCTTTTACCTTGCTTAATTAGTTCTGTTAAAATTTCTGGTTTATGGTATAGAAGATTCGTATTTCTATTGACGTATGCAAGCTGATCCCTGTTCCAGCCACCAACTAAAACATCCTCTCCGTCTTTGTCCTGAATCACAACTTCCCTACCTTTTAATAAAAATTCTGATTGAATTTCAAATACCTTTTTATCCATCAATTTTGTATCTTCATCTAAAAATATATCAAACACTTCGTACCATTGATTCAGCGCCTCAACATTTTCTTCATTTTCTTCTATTGACTGATCGTAGTCATAGATTAAATTCCTTTCCCATTCTATTCCCTGCTTATTGCCATAATAAAAATTTTTAGCCTCTGTCATATCATTTACAAAGTCATAACCAGTATATTTATCCCCGTTATCGTCTTTTTTGTTTTTGAACCATCTGTAGAAATCATCCTCTCTATTTAAACGTGTTGTATCAGCTATATCGTAGGAGTTTCTCTGTTGAGGAGATGCGTACCCAAAAAGCTCTGTTGCTAGATTCCTCCATAGTCCATCATCATAGTCCTGCATAGTGTCTTTTATTTCTCGGTCAAATTGCCTTTTTCGGTATGGCTCTAGCCTGGTATAGTCCAAACCAGCTTCCCTAGCTTTCTCTATTAATTTATCCTTATAACTTAATGGAGCCTCAGTAGCTCCTAACATATTGCCTATGGCTTTAGGCAATATTAATGCTTTATTGTCATCCCTTAAATTGTCTGGTATATCCTGAATAGAAAATGGTTGGTATTGATCTCCAACATACAACATCGTGTCTAATATTCTTTTTTGAACAGGATCCTCTTTATTTCTTATTGGACTTCCATCAAATTCTTTATTAAAAAGATAGTCGTTTGCAATTCTTATAAGTCCTGAACCTTTAAGTCTTAAAAAATTTAACCCTGCCTCATCAAATTTTCCTTCCTTTGCTAGAATTATCATTCCGTAGAATAAAGCCACTTCCTTCGTGGCTAATCCCAACAAGTTGAAATCTGAATCACCTACTCTTAGCCTTACAAAGTTTGAATTAACTCTATAGGTACCATCGTGTTGCTTGATTATAGGCCTAAAATCTGTATCGTGACCTTGTAAATCATTTATCATCACAGTCAAATTAGTCATCCACATAACTTGCTTCCAAAATGTTAATGCTGCTGTCTTTGACTGATGGCTTCTTGAACCGATAGGCACAGAACCTCTCATTGCCATTGCCATCCATTTCATACGACTATATAAATATCTAGGCGCATACAGAAGTATACTTCCTAAATCAGTTTGCCATCCGTATCTCCTGTCAATATAGGTTGTGCCTGTCATAGTATTAGCAAAGTCGCCAATACCCTTGGCGTATTTTTCGATAATCTGCTCTTTAGTAAGTCCTGCTTGAAATAATTCTTGGGACTTCCTCTGCGCTACATCTATTCTCACCCTTTGAAGCATAGTGTCAAACATTCTGTTAGCTGTTGCACTACCCCATCTGACAAGTTTTATTGGTCCTAATAAAAGTTGACTTTGGTCATATTCAGGATTTTCCATATTTACTGCATCAAGTTCAGATGCCCATTTTGTTAGGGTTTGTTCTATTTTTCCTATGACTCTGCCATCCATCTGTTTATTTAATTTTTCACTATTTTTAAAGAATGTTGTAAACTCACTACCCTGTAAGTTAATTCCAAAATACCTAACCATTTCTTGAACAGTAAAGCCTCCAGTTTCTTCAGCTAACTTATCAACACTAAGAGTATATTTTGTAAGTTCATCTGGATCCATAATTGTTTTTATATTAGATTTTAATGCCTTACCCCATATCTCAGGTTTATGCCAAAGTGCGTACTGACCTTGAATAAGAACTGCCGAATCATCAAGTGTGCTTGTAGTCATTAAATGAATGGTTGATGCCATTCTTACTTTTTCATAACCAGGCAGTCTCCGAAAAAAACTCTCACCTTCTAAATGTCTGTAAAATTTACTCAGAGAATTAGCATTTCTTTCATTGAAGTAAAGACCTTCGAGTTCTTTTATCTTTACACCTTTTAACTCTTTATAGAATCCATTACCCTTTTCCAGTTTGTTTCTAAAATTTTTAACTAACTTTTTAACGCTAATATATTCCTTGTCTAATTGTTCAACTGCAAACTCCAGTTCCTCTTTAGTCGCACCCTTGGTAGGGCCAGCAGCAAGTATTGCTTTAAAATTTTTCCTTACGTCATCTATAGTGGTACCTGCATCGTGAATTTCATCGTGCATATTTTGTATGTGGTCATCTACTCTATCTTCGTAAAATTTAGAAATCCTAGCCATTTTAGATCTCTTTTTATTTATAATTTTTAATTTTTCTGCCAAGTCGGGATCAACTCTTTCCATTACTTCTTGTTCTGAAAAAGCTAATTTTTCTCCATTCGCATCTGTAAAATTACGTAAACTGGTTCTAACGTGTACGTCTAAAGATTCTCCTGCAACTTGACCGATATATTTATTTAAAGCAGTTTCAAGGTCATCATATTCAAATCCTCTGTATATTCCTTCTGCCTGAGAATTAAATACTGCTCTACCTAGAAAATCAGGTCTTTTTTTGTATCTACCATTTCTCATTCTCAATGGTTCATCTAAAAATTCATCAGCTCCTCCCCTGCTTACATAAATACCATCTGGTTGTATGTCTTGCCTTTTTCCAACTACTTCATTAAAACTTCTTCCATCTGCTGCCAAAACTTCAGCATAAGTCTGGTTCATAGGTTTCATTTTTAGTTCCCATATTTTTATAAATTCAATTTGTTCATCATATAGAAATGGTTTCATTTCTGGATATGCTGCTAACGTATCTGCAAAAGTCCTTTCCCGTTCAACAACCTCGCCCAGCAAAGGTTTATCAGGGTTTGTGATTATAATTTTAGGTGCGCCTGGCTTTAGACTAGAGTAGTCTATGGTTACTCCATCTTTTCTAAACTTGAATACCTTTTTTGCCTGAAATGATAATTGCTTAGAAAGAACGCTACGAATCCCCCCGGCTATATTCATCGTATCGTTTATTTGATCGAAAACACCTTCTACATAACTTTCAGGTTTTGCATATTTACTTACAGGTATGCCTGCCATATCCACTATTTTTAGCATTGAATTTATCCCTCTACGTATTGGATCCAGACCTGTTACTATTGTTCTAATTCCAAAAGTTTTATTCGCAATTCCTGAAGAAAAGACAATATCTGATTCAGCTCGATTACCTTTCCTAGCTTTTATTGCCTGTGGTTCAGGAGTGCTTGGAAGTATCTCATCTACATTTTTTACATTTCTTTGTTCTCCTGAAGTAGGTATTTGGTCATCATATTTAGTACCTATTTCAGGTTGGTCTATATTATCTTTAGAAACATCAGTATTTTTTGGACTTTTATCAGATTCTAATTTATTTTCACCATAAGCAGGAGTAGGTTTATCTTTTTCAATCTTCATCTCCTTCCTAACTTCTTTTTCAACTACTTTCTTTTCTTTATCTGTTAGTTTCAGTTCATCGCTTACATCTAAATCAGGATCATAGTTAGGATTATCAGGTCCAATTTTTGTTTGAGTCTGGTCTATTTCAAGTTGAAGTTGCCTTGTAGGCAATACTCCTGGCATAGTTTGATCTATTGCTGCTTCAAGTAAAGCATATTTATCAGGAGCAGATCCAGAGAACATATCAATTTGTCCAGCTCTTTCAGATACTTGCTTTGCGTATACTTCTAGTACAGTTGCAATTTGTTTTGAACTAGCTCTTACATTTTTATCTGGCGAAGATACTCCATTAAACAACCTTATAAATTGTTTCTGCATACCTATATCTGGATCCATATTGTACTGGTTTAAAAAATTATTTATCGGAATTTTGTCATTTTTTAATGATCTATAAGTTTGCATAGATTGAATTAAATTATCTGAAACATCATATTCACTCTGAACTAAACCACTTTTTTGTGATTTAATTGTTTGACCTCTAATTACTGCTAATTGAGGCAATGCTTCGTCTACTGAATTGAATACATTTTTAATTTCACCTTTTGGTAATGTGTCTATTTCGTTTATTAAGAAAGCTGCGTTATTTCTACCAAATACTTTTACATATAATGCTTGTCTAAATACTTTTATTCCTTCTGGCGTTAACCTGCCAGATACAAACCAATTTTTTGCTCTTGGATGTTTACCTAATACAGTTTGTAATTCTGTAATTATTTCAGCATTACTTTCTGCTTTTAACGTATCTTCTATTCCTTTTCCTGTAGGAATTAATCTAAGTAGAGTATTTTCGTTCCACGCTTCTACAATTACGTCAGCTAACTCTAAATCAGATAGAGCTTCGATTTCGTCTAAGTTACCATCAACAACATAGGCTTTAATTAAATCTTCAGGTATTTCTGTCGTTCTTTCTCTTACAAGCATAGGTATTTCATCAGGGCCAAACTTATCAAGTTCTTCTGGTGCTATTCCATATTTCTTTAAACTATTTCTAAGAATTTCTAAATACTCTTTGTATTTTTCAGGATGTTTTAACTTGACTACTTTTAGAGCAATTACACGACCATTTCCAGCATCAACATACCCATCGCTAATTATTGGCAGTCCAGTTTGCATTGCACCTGTATCGAACATTAATTTGTTCGGATCAAAACCAAGTATTCTATCTTCCCTAAATTTTTCTCTTTCTGTTGCATCTTTAAACCTATTTCTGTTTTGCCTTTCAGTAGGAAAATCTTTTGGATCTAACGGTTCAAATGTTTCGGTGTATGGATCGTGTGAAGTTTTTACATCATTTGCATCAATTAGTTTTATCTTTGCGTCATATTTATAAAACTCTCCACCTTGTTTTAATCTTGGATCAGTAGATCCTCCTGACATAGTTACTTCTGTATCTATTCCATCAACTGATCTTTTAGGTTCGTCAACTGCTGCTCCTGATGGTACAGCCTTAAACTGTTCGTCTAGTATTTTCTTTTGGTATTCAGGCGTACCTTCTATTCTGTGAGGCCTTAAAATATTTTCTACATTGCTTCTGGCAGCTTGAATATGGTCATCAAATGTTGGACCTGTTATTTTTTTATATAATCCTTTTACTCCTCTAATTGCTCCTTTGGTTACAGGTAGCGCTGCTATACCACCTATTCCAAATACTGGATTGTATTCAAAAGCTGTTCTTGCTGCCGTATCTACGGCTTGCTCTACCAAATATCTTTTAAACAAATTATCACTTCTTGATATAGGTTCAGTAATCATCTGTCCGACTTTTAATCCACCTCTTGCTGCATCTATACCTAATTTTTGTACTGCTTGGGTTGGTGCTGCGTAAGAATATCCTTTACTAGAATTAGATAAAACTGTTCCTGCTGAACCTAGAAGCTTTGATGCAGGTCGCCCAAATTTAGCTATAGCAAGAGGAACACCTATATCTATAGGTCCGAACCCTAAAGCAACATCTTGTACAGTTTGACCTAAACTTTTGTTGGTAAATGGTAAGACTTTTGTTTTATCGCTAAAAGCAGATGCTGGAATTATAGTTTTTTGTCCGTAATCTAATCTTTGCTGAGTTCTATCTCTAAATTCTTGTTGTAACTCCTCACTCGCCCAGGATAATGAAGGTCTATAATTAGGATCTTGTTTTTGCCTAAAGTCAATATAATTTTCAACTAAAGGCGCTTTAGCTTCTTGCACAGCCATTACATTAAGCATCTTTTCCCCTAATCTTAATGCTCCTACTGCAGGTTCTTCAAAGAATTGTTGTGGAAATCCTCTTAGTGCCTGCATCCATAAATCTCTATCCCTAGCTGGAGCTGATCCAAGCATAGGTTGTCCACGAGGCGTAGGCAAACCATAATAATAAGGCTGTGGTCCTCCTGATTGAGGAACCCTTTGTTCTCTAATCCCCTTTTTTCTTTCCTCTCTTAGCTGTTCTAAGGTTGCGCCTACTCCCATTCCACCAGACATTACCATAAGAGCCTCCTAAAATCCGTATAAAAATCTTGTTGGAGGTGCTAATGCCCTTGTATAAGGGGATCCTGCTTGTTGCTGTATTCTTTGTGAAGTAGGAAACTGGTCTAAAAATTCTGAGAATGTAAGAGATGGGGTTTCACCTTGTCTTGCAGCACTTGCGAGTTCACCTAAAAATTCGTTTCTTGCTTGTTGAAATACGTTAGATATTGTTTCTCTTTTCCTTCTTTCAGTAGCAAAAGGTTGTGCAACAGATTGAAATATTCCGAATTGTCCTTCAGGACTTGATTCTAGGTAATCTACAAACGGATTACTTGCTAGAAATGGATTGTTGTTTTCACCATTCGCCATATTTTATTCCCTATAGTTAAGCTCCATACGGATTCAGTCCGTATGCGCCTTGTAAATAAGTTCCAAAACTAGGAGCTACCTGTTGCCCACGTTGTGCTTGATCGAAATATTGATTGTAAAGTTGACTTACGCCAGGAAGCAGATCCTTTATTAAATTATAACCTGCGCTACCCATTCTACCTTGTAAAGCAGTATGGCCTAACCCAGCTAATCGCCCTAAAAATGTTTGTTCAGGCTCATCTAACAACCCCCAAGTTCTAGGCTGGTAAGCTCCAATTCCTGGAATTGACTCACCAGTTTCAGGATCAATACGAATACGAGGCATACCAGTTTCAGGATCAAGAGCCTCTTGTCTGTATGGACCACCTAATACGTTTTGAAATTCTGGACCAGCTTCCCCACCTACTACATTCCTAAATACCGATCCAGCTAAATTTCTTGCAGCTAGTGGAGATCCAACTTGCTGAACCCAAGATCCAAAACCAGGTGCCTCACCAGGTAATCCCTTCGGATCGGTTAGCCCACTTATATCTTTTGTGTCAAATGCCCTTCCAAATTCATAAGGCAGACGAAAACCTTGATATGTCCAATCTCTTTCTAAATATTTTCTGTATGGATTAGTCATTGGTAAGCTCCCTAAACCCAATGCTCGCTGATAAGCTCCATACGGATCCAGTTCAGATAATGGAATATCTGGTACTGTTGGCAATGGTCCTTGTGCAGTAGCTAGACCTTCAGGAGGAACCATTTTGGCTGGCGCAGTAGAAACAAAGCCTCCTGATGGGGGTGGTAAAATAAAAGGATCACCTCCCGATGGAGGTACAACTGACGATGGAGTTACAACTGTCGGTGGAGTTACAACTGCTCCCCCTGGGCCTGCAAAACCTGGTATGGCTGGTCCATAAGGTTGTGGTCCAGCGAAATCGGATGGTGGCGCTGCAAAACCTGGTATGGCTGGTCCATAAGGTTGTGGTCCAGCGAAATCGGATGGTGGCGCTGCAAAACCTGGTATGGCTGGTCCATAAGGTTGTGGTCCAGCGAAATCGGATGGTGGCGCTGCCACGCTTGGCGCTGCAAAATTAGGAGGTACATCGAACATAGGGCCTGTTCCCGGTACTAATCCTGCCTGAACGTACCTATTTTCAAGGTCTGCTGCCGTTCCTGCAGTTCCTGGATAGCCTGGTAATCCTGTAGCTCCTGCAAATCCCGGAGTTGCTACTCCATAATCCACAGGTCCTCCTGCAAATCCCGGAGTTGCTGCTCCATAACCACCTTGCATCCCCATAGATTCTGCTATAGCTCTTTGTAGAAAACCTGAAAAATTTGGTTCTGATTCTCCTGCTTGCTGTACGAATGGACCAAAAGCCGGAGAATTTGTTAGACCTTCGATTGTTAATTTGCCAATTTTTTTACCAGCTTGTACTGCAATCGGAGCTAGTTGTCCAAGTAATTTATTAGGCAAACTATTTTCTAAATATTCATAGAATTTACCCATTGATGGGGTTGCTTCAATTTTTGTGTCACCAATTAGCAAATATGGTTCTGATTCTGTTCCTTTTAAAGCAATAGGACCTGAAGTATTATATATTTTTTCTGTTGGTGCCGTTCCAGCAAGTTGTGGCAATGCTTCGTCTGCTGCATCCAAGACACTAGGCTGGCCAGTTGGAGCTGTTACTGGTTGTGACGTAAATGAAACTGAGAGAACATTTGCTCCAGATTCTTGTGCAGTTTCATTAGCTAATCTTGTTGCTTCAGCTTGACTGTCTGCTTCAATTTCATAAGTTCTGTTATTGTCTAATGTGACTGTATATAAAGCCATTTATCTATCCTCTTGCTCCCGGTCTTGGTTCTCCAGGCGCTCTAGTGTTGTTTGGAGGAGGCGATCCTCTAAATAAATCATACCCACTTTCTGGTCCTGTTACAACACCGTTGTTATTATTCATACTTGGTCTTGGGTTTTGTTGTGGTGGTCCTTGCTGTGGTTGACCTTGTTGTGGTTGACCTTGCATAGGCATACCCTGTGCTGCCATCATTTGCTGCTGTTGAAGTTGCATTATCGCCTGTTGAAATTGTAGTTTCCTTATATATTCTTCTCTTTGCTCATTGGTATATTGTCTTTTTAGCTGATCCAAATAGAACTGAGCTTCAACCGGTCTTTGATTTTCAAGCAGGCCTTCCCACATATTAAATGCGATAGCTTTGGGTTCTGACCTTGAACCTTGCTGTGCAAAGATTTCCTTCTTCCACTTGTCGGGATCTTCCACATCCAGTATTTCATTCCAGATATAAGTGTCCGGAGCTAGTGGTACAGGGCCTTCCCTTAACATCTGAGCTGTTGAGAACCTCTGAGGATCCTCCATTCCGAGAGAATTTTTAAACATAATCTCTAGGTTTCCTGCTTTTTTCAAATCTTCAGGTGCTATTTCCTCGTCAAAATAGGTTTGCGTTTCTCCCATCATTCCGTCAAACTGCAATTTTCCGAACCTTCCACCCTGATACTGGTATCTTAAAATATTTGCTATCTGTGTCATTGCGCCACCCAGGGCCTTCATCCTGTGGGATACCTGATGTTGTGCGCCTGCTCTTAAAATATTTGCTGCGTGACCTGACAACTGGAACTGAATATCACCAAATACTATGTCTGGTACGGTTCCCTGCTGCAATTCGCTGTTTACAGTACCGATATAGGCTCCTGCATCAGCTACAAGTTTCATTTCAGGTGCCAGTTCCATATTTTCTCCGTCTTTAAGAGAGATATTGGCTCCTTCCCTGTAGGGATCATCCATTAATCTTAAATTTCCATCCCTGCTTCTTAAAATCATAGGGTGTTTTACTGCACGCCTTACCAAAGTCTGCCAGTCGGACATTGACTTGTTCTGTGTGTCTATAAGGCTTCTGATATGAGCAAATACGCTTTCACCAACGTCACCCCATACGTTATCTCCTGAGTAATCTCCCTGAACAAATGGCTGGGGACCAACGTATCCTATAAATGCAGGCACTATAGAGTCGCCATTTAGGTTTTTATTTTCGTGTTTCTCTGGTTTTACTAGATATCTTCCGTTTGCAACTACGCTTCTAGTGTGTCTGTCAATATATTCGTGTACGTCTACTCCTGCTTCATAGTCGCCTGGAGCAAAATCCATATTTACTCCGTAGGAATCCTTAATAAAATCAGGGGTTCTCGAATGTGATCTTGCTATCCATTTCAGTCCGTTGTTGTCGAACTTCCAGGTTGCATTTAGTGGATCAAAGGGTTCTATTTCGCACCTTATAGAGCCGTTGTCCTGCTTGTTGAACATAGCTCTGCCACAATACCAGCCTCTAACTGCGATATACCAGGCTAACTGGTCCTGCAGCGTTGGGGACAACATTGAGGCTAGTCTGTCATCCCCCATACGGATACATCCACGAATGAATTTTTCTAAAGTTGTGCCAGATTCTGCGCTCTCTGGATCATTTCTGTCGTATCTGGTCCGTACAGTCATTGCTGCTTCAGTCAAATAACTGATAATTTTATCTGCCGTTGTTCTTGGCTTGTTGCTTGTGTAGGATTGGTAGCCTTCTCCAGCATCATATTCTTCAAGAGTGTAATACTTGTAGTCGGCCTCCCACCTTTCCCTGAGTTTAAGGTACTGTGGCTTTTCCTTTTCCTCGGTTACAAGCTGCTCAATCTGTTTAGCTGTGAGTCTTTTTTCAGTTGTCATATTTTACCAGTATGATATTGATGGTTCTCTCGGACTATAGGAACTTGCTTCCCTTGCGTGACCAAATTCGTGTATGAGTCCATAAGTTATAGCCTTTACTGCGTGATTATACCTGTCCCTGGGCGTTGTGCCTAGCACGTTGCCCTCACGATCAGTCGCCCAAGAGTAAACCTTGGTCTGTCCGTTAAAGGGATTAGGGCCTCCTCCTAGTTCGCTTATCGCACCTTTGCAGTCAGGTGAAAAAACAATTTTGGGTTCCTTCATAATAGGATCAATCTTTAAAAACGTATTGAATCTTTCAACACCTTCTATAATTCTTACATAAGTCGGGTGCAGATACAATCCCGACTGCTCCTGCCACACTTCAACCTGAGAAGGCATTGCCTGATGCTGCGCACCGGCCTGATCTATGGCTCCGTACTTGTCTGCCTTGTTCCACCAGGCTCTTGTCATAGCTATCTGGCATATTTCAGGACCGATCTTTTCCTGCTCGTATATTTCATCAAATACCCTGATCTGCCCGTCAATAATCTGAGCAAACTCCACAGCATAAGCCGAATCCGTAGCTCTCGAATATCCCGGATCCACCCAGACATACACAGGGACACCCTCTACAAAGTCCACATCCTGTATATGAACCTCATTCCTAAACATTTCGTGTACCCTTCCCTTCGGAGGACTAGGCACACCGGCAAATCTTTCCATAAACCACGACTCGCTGTGCGTATTTTCCAGCTTAACTATCTCAGGATCCTCCCTGCCACCAGGAAACAGTTCCGTATTAGTCCACGTTGGGAGGGAGAAGCTCTTTACGTTTTCAGAGTTCTGGACAGCAGGAGAGGACCAATGTATATATTTCTCAGGATACCATCCAAGGCTACTTTCAAAAGTACCTTCAAGCATCAACCACCCTCTTGCCTCTACCAATCTCTCCTCCAGCCTCCAAAAACTCTCCAAATCCAACTGAGATGCCTCGCAAGCCACAATTCCTCTGGGAGCCTCCATAGCCAAACTCTTAAAATCACTAGCAGATTTGGTCTTTACAGCTATCCTTTCGTGATTACACCTAGCTTCGCCACATACACATACATTTAATCTTAAAATTCCGGGGTTAATAGGCTTGCTCATCTCTCCCAAAAGGCCTAGGTTACTTAAATCAGTACCAATATAATTAAATTCTGCCCTGGTTCTCTCATAATCAGCAGCAACCAGCCAATATATATCACCCGGATTAGCAGTCTTATTCGCAATACTCTCTAAAATCTTAACAGTAAGATAAGCAGCAGCCAATCTGCTCTTACCACCTCTTATACCACCAGCTACCAACTTATAGCGTGCAGCATCATCCAATATCGTTAACTGCGCCTCAGTAGGCTTTAAGCGCATCTGAGCTAGTAACTTATCCCTCGTAGTGGTGTCCATACTAAGATATTGTACATAAGATTTTAAATCTGTGAAGTAGTACTCATCAAGTAAGAAAGAAAGACCACCAAGCCACACCCCCCAAGAAGAAAGGAAGAATATACTGTTAATCGCCCTGCTCTTATTTATTATAGTCACCACCCCAAGAAGAAAGAAAGAAAGCAAGAAGAAGAAAGCAAGAAGAAGAAAGCAAGAAGAAGAAAGCAAGAAAGATATTATTTCACTTTTTAGGTACTAATATCAACTTTGAACTAATAGAAAATTAAGAAGGTTGAATTTAAGGGACACTGTTATATTTATCTTATTGCGAAATTGGGTTTTTTATAGTTGCGAATTTGAGCAAGAAAATAGCCTAGAAAAATATTAATTAATCTAGGCTATAATTTATTTAACTATTCCACTCTAAAGAATTAACACATTTAGAACACATAAATTGTTGAGTTAATTTATTCCAAAATACACTCTTGGTTTTTAGATTGTAACCACCATACGACCACCCAAATAATTTATCGCAACAATAAGTTACATCTAATTTTTTTAGTAGTCTAAATTTAATGTAGTTTAATAATTTCATATTGCTAACTCCTCCTCTGCCTCAGTCAAATGACTTGCCTTTTTGAACTTATCAACATCAAATCTATCATTAGACTGAATGAAGATATTAATTAATCGATTTTCAATATTATCAATTAATCCCAAGAATGAATCTTGAGAACCGAAAACATCATCATTTGATAAATGTTGAATTGCTAACCTTTCGTTTTTTAGCATTTGAGCTATTTGTATAAAATGTTGTTTAGTAAACATTTTTTAATCTCCTTTAATTGTTTAAGTTGTTAAGTATATTTTACTAAAGTACAGCTAAAAAAGATATTATTTTAATCTTAAAAATGGATAATTTGAGTTCTGTAGCAGTAAGCCTAGAATCAATTATTTTCTTTTAATTGCTCCGGATTTTCTGATATTTTTTTATTTTCTTCTGGCTTAGC